TACTCTGTAAGTTAACTCAATCTGATTTGCATTAACTTACAGAGTATCAATCCTTTGTAGGTAACCTACAAAGGATTGATACTCTGTAAGTTAATGCAAATCAGATTGAGTTATCTTCTAAGCCGTGGCGGCTCATTGATTATATTTCTATTTGTTTGTATATAGTAAATCTATTATCATCTATTAGAATGAATACTGCCAATAGTCCTATAATGAAGTTAACTTCATCAATCTTATTAGTGTGTACTCTCCTGTGCTGTCTCATCCTGATACTCTTTCCTGTAGCAACGATAAGCAATAGGATCACATCTAAACAGTATATCAGATGCTAGAAAAGTTTGTCCCCACATTTTTACAGGTTCGTATAGCTCATCTAGATAATCGTCAAACTCTTGATTTCGGTCGCTGTCTTCCTGTTGTGGCTCCGGTTGATCATACATTGCTGTCTCTTGCTCTTGATTCCTCATAGCGCCCCGCCAATTTTCCATTCTGTTAGCTGGTCGTCTGTGGATTCGGGAGCCTTAGGGCAGGTGTCGCACATTTTGTTAGCCTTTCTGTTTCGGTTGACTTGCTTGTTACTAGTAACTGTACTACTGATCTTGCTACGTGTCAAGCTATTTACCAAAAGATTTTGACGCTAGTTCGAGCCAAATACAAGCTAGTCCAAATAGTCCAATAGGTATGATTTGCCACGGGGTTACTAGTGGTCTTAGTGCTACTTGTCTAGTCTCCCTTTGTGGGGATTGCATTTCTTTCGGCTTAGGTGTCGGCACCCATTCGCTAAAGACTCCTGTTGTCGGATCCTGTGTAATCGCTACAGGCTCCCTACTGTAGACGTCCCATGCCTCTAGAGTACGCTCATTGTAGTAAGCGCTAGACTGCTTGCCGCCATACTTAATGTAATCGACTCTGCCAAAGTTGCTCATGCTGTCACCACAACGTCAGCAGCTTTAATGCTCCTATACTTGCCAGGCTCGCACAAGTTACGCTGTTGCAGATAATCTTCTGCATCGATGTGTACTAGGAATGCTGCTACGGGTCGCCATGTTGCTGTAAGCATGTTTAGACGTTCTATTACTATCCATTCCATGATCAGTACTCCTGTTCTGTGTTTCTCCGATTGTATCATGCTTTGTAAAACACTGATAGCCCCCCAAATGGGGGGCTATCAGCAGGACTCCCCTACTCGGCGGTAGCTTCATCCTTAGGGGTGCGCGGCTTGCGACCGTTCTCCTTACGCTTAGGAGCAATCTTGAACCGGAGGGTAGTCATGCCCGTTTCCTTGCCCTTGTCATCAACATCAGGCACAGGCTGTCGCTCAGGGTTACCCTTACTGTTAACACCATTTTTCAGCGGGCTAGCAATGCGGGCGGTAACACCCTCCGCAATAGCGGCTTGCTGAACGTAAAACACAGTTTTACCGGCATCCTTATTCGGGACTACAAACTCACCAGCAGGAGCCTTACCCTCAGGTCCCTTATAGCTCTCAGTGATCTTGATAAGTTCCTGAACATCAGCAATGTAAGGGTTTTCCTTACGTGCCACGACTGCATCAATCTCAACAACCTTCATTTTACTATCCTTTTCTCTGTAGTGGATTTCTCGGAGTGATCCGATAACTAAGACTCTACTCTCTTTCCTCTGAATGTCAAGCTCATTTGCAAACTTTTTTCTATGAGTTTTTAGAGTGCAAATAATGGTGAAGAAAGTTTTAGTTATCTTTGTTCTGCATGGTAGCAGGTTGTCAAGAGAATCACTACCCCCACAAGGAGGGGCAGAGCGAATCGACACCCTAGTAGCTTGTCAAGATTATTACTACCCCTACAAAGAGGGACAGAGCGAATCGACACCCTAGCAGCTTGTCAAGATTATCACTACCCCCCAAAAGAGGGACAAAGGTTGTACCTTATACAAGCGCGCACGCGCGCACAATGTGTACGCGCATGCACGCGCGAGCGCGGGTGCCTATCTGCACACCCGCGCTCGCTATTGATACTAATATATTTTCTATGTTTACTATTATTCTATTAGAGTTAATTTTCTAAATAGAGGGTATCCCCAATTTTTGAGTCTATTTTCTATTAATCTTAGGGAGATTAGGCACAACATACACACCAAACCAAGTAGTACCTGCCGTAATAATACCAGCAGCAAGCATTACATACATTCTAGTCTGCCCATCAGGAATAACTTGAGCGCTGGTTTCAAGAATAGTCAGTACACCCGTAGCAATACCAGCAATGTGAGCTTTAGTAGCTTTACTCAATGGAATATTAATAGTAGGAATATCACTAACATTCAAATTAGTTCCATCAGGCAATGGAATATTAATGCTACCATCAGCATTAGTTGTAGTGTCAGGAAGATGATAATTAACAGGAGGTGTAGTCACAGGAGGAACCTTTACAGGAGGGGTAACAACAGGAGGGGTAACAACAGGAGGGGTAACAACAGGAGGGGTAACAACAGGAGGGGTAACAACAGGAGGAATAGGATTAGTAAGACCAATCTTTTCCGCAACAGCCCATCCACCAGGAGAACCAGGACGTTTAGTCAAATTAACAGCTGGTCCTGCAACTTTATAAACAGTATAATTACCAGCGGGATATGTAGCTTTAGCAGTTCCGTTTCTAATAGCATCAGCAGCATTACCATAAACACCAAAACTTTCAGATACTCCTACAATACTTCCAACAGCAACATTAACATTACCGGAAATAGGAGGAACAGGAGGAGTAGGCTTATCAAGTTCCATAACTCTTGCAATAATAGAATCAATATGAGCAATCATAGAAGGACCAGGACAAGCAGTAGCAACATACTGACTATGCCATGCAACAAAAAATTCTTTTTGCTTAACACCAGGAATATTTCTAGCAATTCCTTGCCCATATCGGCTACTCTCACGATAATGATGAAGAGTAATCTCAGCAATTTTTTCAAGTGAAGCATCACTAATAGTCCAATTAGGAGCTCCATCTGTATTATCTGTTTCAAAACTTACACACTGATAATCAATTGGATTAGCAGTAGAATACGGGCGACGAATAGGATTAACAATTCCATATGCATTGCCATTAGCTTGAATAAGATAAGTAGGGTGAGAGTTACGGCTATTGGCATTAGCTACATAATCTAGAGCAGATACACCCCCGCCATTTGCAGTATGATGCAAAACGATACCATCAACAGTATCACCTGCTCTACTACCACCAAAACCTTTATCATCAATACCAGTAAGATTAGGTGCCCATGTAGGACTCATTTTGTTCTCCTTTTATTAGGAACTATAGTATGTTCGATACCAAGTTTATCTTCAATTCTAATAATCTGTTTATTCTGGGCCGATAATCTACTTTCTATATTACGAAACTTTTGTGTATTTTGCCTATGTCTTTCATCATCAACATTACTAGTTACTCTATTACGGACTATTCTTACATCACGACCATTTTTAATAACTATTCCAAAAAGTCCAATAAAAGCTACAATAATACCACCAAAAGTAACAATTATAGCAGATGCAAGACTATCAGTAGTTCCAAGAACTAATGCAAGTAGATGAATCATCGTTTGAATATCTCCATGAAAGTGTTTCGAGTAACCTGATTGTCAAACGACATATTACCTTGTCTGAAAGCAGTTCTCAAATTAGCAAGCTGACGATCTTTAAAACTTAATAGTAGCTTATCGTTGTCCATCCTATCTGCAACCATTGTATAAATATTAGTATCTTTAGGTTGTTTATTTTGAATCCAGTAATAATTATTAGTAAAATTATACCAGATACTAAAAAGACCATCAGTACATTCGAGAGTAAAAAGATATCTAGCTTTACTATCTTTTAGTTCAAGCATGGCATCAGTATTATCAGCAAAAACATTTTCTACAGCATAGTCAGCATAATCACTATCTTTAATAAATCTACCAAATTTAGTTTCATATACTTCCTCATTAAATTCTTTGTTATCAGCAATGTGACAGACTACAAATCCATTATTTTTAATAATAAAACTATCACCTGGTTTTGGAACAATTTTCCAAGCAATGAAATAAGGGTTCATAATACTAACACTGTTTGCAAGAAAGAAAGCTCTTGTCTTATCTTTCCATCTATCAACAGTAGAATAGAAATTATTAAAAATTACTGACTCATTGGGAAGATAATGAGTTGCTCCTTCTTCAATAATAAATTCATCAAAAAAGATAGTTTTTACATTAGGAAAAGAAGCAGACTTATAATTTTGAGCCTGACTAAGAGCAACAAAGAAACCAATAGTGTACCATTCACGATCTTTAAAGCCACGATCAATTTGGTGAGACCATTGAATTTCACTAGGCTTACTATTTTTTACCCTAAAATCATAACCAGGAAAATGCTCTTTAATATCTTCAAAGAATGTATTTTTAGCAGTAGCAAGTTCTTCCTTAAATCGACGAACATAGATAAACTGATCACCTTTAAGAATACCATCTTTAATACTCTTTTTCTTTAAACCAAAAGTTTTTCCCTGACCACGGTTACCAATAATGAGATTATAAACACCATTAAAGGAAAGAATTTTAGAATAGTTATAATATTTAGTTACCAAGATTGCCCTCTATCACTCATAAAAGTTAGAGGATCTTCAGTATTATCATTAACAGAAGATGAATAAGTGGTTTGAGTATTAAAATGAAGATGCGGACCAGTAGCATCACCTGTTGATCCTACTGCACCAATCACATCACCCATATTAACAGAATCACCTATACTAACAGGTGGTCTAGCTACCATATGAGCACAAAGAGTACCTGATCCGTCATTATGTTGAATACGAACATTATATCCATAGCTGTCAAATGGATCAGTACTAACACCCATAACAATACCATCAGAAGGTGAAACAATAAGTGTGTTAGTAATACTAGGACCATTAATATCTTGACCATAATGGAATTCAGGAAGTCCAGTAATAGGACTAATTCTAGGACCGTATCCATCACCCAAATTCCATTTAGTAACACCATCAGGACGATAATGAATAGGCCAAATCCATTCATCAATTGAATGCCCATTTACAATATGATGATTAGGATTAGTTGTAGGATATGAAAAATCAAAACTATCGTCATCATAAAGAATCTTATATTGATTCCCGTATCGCTGAATACTAATAACATGATGACTATTTGAGCGAGCTACAAAAAGTTCAGTACTAATCGGGTCAGCAAGAATACGACTACCGTCACTAAACAAAATGGCAAAAGAATTACCATAATCGAGAAGTTTAGTGACGGTAGTCATTATTTATTCTTAATCGTTACCAATTACAGTAGCAGCAAAAGGACCCCATCTACGAGCACTAGGACCAGCAACTCCAGCACTATAAAGACCTGCATAATGCCCGCTAGTAACATGAGTATCAGTAATATGAGCTACATTAACACCATCAATTTCCACATCAATTGTACTTCCAACAATCGAAATTACAAAATGTGAACCAGTGGGAATTGTAGCAAGTGAAGCAATAGAAACAGGACCAGCACCAATATCATAATACAAGGCTGCACCTGTGGGGTTAAAAATATAACCTTTAAATGTTTCATCAGGACCGGTAGACCTAAAAACAAAACATCCTTGATTTGCAATAGTAACACCAGAAATTTGCATATCAGATGATTCGCCACTAAGACCAATATCAGTCATATCAGCAGGAATAGCTTTAGGATCAATTCTAGAAACTCTAGCTACAACAATATCACCATCGGTAGCTGATACATTGTATGCTAGACTAGACTGAATACCAAATACAGCAGAACCAACAGGGCTCCAAGCGTGACCAGAATATGAAGGATTAAGTGTAACAGAATTATTAGCACGAATAAAATCATCATAAAGATCGTTGCCTACAACACCAGCAAGACCAGCAGCAATAGCAGATGCCCAAAGAATTTGACCTTCAACTGTAGGATGAAATCCAAGAATAAGATTATCATCACTAAGATCAAGTTTATCGAGTAAATCAATAAACTTAATACCCAGACGATTAGTAATTCTTTGAAGAGCAAAATTCATTTGAGCTTGTCTACGCTGAGATGCTTTAAAATCAGTAAACACACCAGGAACCCAAGGTGCAGAACCAATAATAATAGGTTCAGCATTATGATCACGACAAACATCAATCATTTGAGTAATGTATTTAATAATATTAGCATCATCGAGACCAATACCATGTGCATCAGCAACGGTAGCATGCTTGTAATCATTAACACTTGCTTCAATGAATACATAACCATACATTTCATCATTAATATGACTATTAAGTACATCTAGATTTTGTTTACTATTCCAACCAGAAACAGCTTGATTATCAATAGTAATTGCATCAGAACCAGGAGACCTAAGGGCATAAGCATCATTAAAATAATCCACCCATGAAACTCCACTAGTATAAGTACCAGCTGAAATAGATGTACCAATAACAAGAGCCTTCGTTTTATCAGTACTACCACCACCAACCACAGAAACAATAGGATTGGCAGGATCAGTACTATCTACAGAAATACCACTACCCTCAACGATTGTTTCAACAATTGCACTAGCAGAAACAATAGGATTAGCAGTATCAGTATTATCTACAGAAACTCCAGTACCAGCGACAACTGATTCAACAATTCCACTACCAGCACCACCAATTGCAGAAACAATAGGATGCTGAGGATTAGTTGCATCAACACTAATACCATCACCTTCAACAATACTAATAATGTTACTAGCTGCACTAGCAGCAGCGGCAGCTGCACTAGCAGCAGCATCATCAGCACTACTAGCAGCAGCAGTTGCACTACCAGCAGCCGCAGTTGCACTACCAGCAGCAGCAGTTGAACTGCCAGCAGCCGCAATTGTGCTAGTAGCAATACTAGCTTCAGCAGTAGCAATTGCAGTATTCATAGCTGCAATAGCGGCATTTACCGCAGCGAGATTAGCTTCATTTTCAGTATTTTGAGCAGCAAGAACACTATTAACTTCTGCAATTAGAGCAGTAATTTCAGTAGTAAATGTACTGTCAAAAAGAGCAAAATTAGTATTAATAAATGTTACAAGTTCAGTATTAACGTAATGCCTAAAGCGCTCAAGAGTAGTAAGATAAGTCTCACCATCTTTATATGTAAAAGGAGCAATGTTAGGAAGGGGAGAAATCGGAGAAATATAATCACTAATCGGATCAACCATTAGAACAACCTAATTCCATAACTATTAAAGGGGAGACTATCATTAGAATTTTGAGTAAAAGAATCGCCATTATCCCATACTTGCATAAACAATTCTTCTAGTTCATTAATTACCATCATATCAACGTTAATAAAAGACTCACGATACCTCATTAGAAGATCGCTAGCAGCCCCTTGATAACCTTGAATAGTAGTTGTACCACTTACTTCATCAGTAGATGTTGAATTATTTGTCTGTGAACCCGCCCCAGTAGTTGCATTTTGACTATTTGTATCCGTAGCCCCACTAGCATAATCCTCATTGCCCTCTAGCATTGTTTGAGGAGTATCGCTATTAACAGAACGAGCATGACCTGCACCAGTACTATTACTAGTACTACTAGAAGTTTGCTCACCTGTTTGATTATCAGTCAAACTATTATCAGTAGTAAGATCAGTAGTTCTAAGAGGTTCAATAGCAATTTGCGTACTAAGATACATTTGATTATAAAAGGGCATAATCTCATTCATCTTACGACGCATAGCAAGTTGCCAAATACCAATTGACTCATAACCGATTTCACGATTCATATAATGATCGAAAATCTTACCATTTAGAATTGGGCGATAGTCAGGAACAGCACCTTCACCTTCTCTAGGCTTACCATCAGTAAAAAGAGGATAAAGATTAAGTCCAATATTACCACCAGTGATAACTGAAATACCACTATCAGAATTCCATGTACCATCAGTAGCTTCAAGAACTTCTTTAAGCCGCATGGTAAAAACGGCGCCCTCAGTCATTTTTAGTATCACCCACTTCCCTATCATTATCATTTTTATCAGTAGTAGGAAGATCAGCAGAAGGAAGTCTCATAGCATTACGTTCTTCATCAGTAAAGTATTCTACTTCAATATTAAGACCGTAATGCTTATTAATTTTCTCAGCAGCAACTCTACGTTCATTAAGATTTACATAACGCATCATAGAAGTTTGATCGCCATTAGCGGTAACTTCATCAGAAACAAGACGTTCTTTCTTATCTTGATTAGCAGACTCAATACCAAGAAGAGTCATACATTTATTCCACTGACGATCACGAACAATATCAAGATTAAGAATAGTAAGAGGATCAACACCCATATCAAATGCAAGAATATTATCTTTTAGATCACTGTTACCTTGCTTAATTTTAATATTATTTTGACCTTCTTCAATTTGCCTACTAATATTACTCATACTAAGATTAGTATTTTCATTAGTGACAACTACTTTAGGCATACGAGCATTTTGTGAATTAATCTCAACACTACGATCAAGATTAGCAAGCTTCTTAGCATAAATAAGAACGATATCAATATCAGGTGTTCTCTGCTTATTAGCCCAAATTGGAACACCCATTCCAATTTTTTGTCCTACCCGTGTTTCATTAGTAACATCACTATCTTGATAGTGAACAGTATCTTTAATAGCACTAACCTGAACAGAAGTAAAATTATTACCAACAGCATTAAAACCTGTTGGATTATTTTGATAATCTAGCCAACCATTAGTATTACCTCTAAGAGCCATAAACTTATCATAACGACCATCCCAATAAAAAATAGAGAGTGCATGATAAAACAAAGTCATCTCAAGAAAACGAAGATCAATTTCTTCAGGAACACCAGTCCATTTAAAACGACTAGCTGCAAGATCAGTTAGAAGTCTAATATACATATTTTCAATATTTTGTTCCTGACGAACAGCGGGATTAGTCCTAAACCCCATATTCTTCCATTCGTCATAAAGACCACCAGCTCTAGGTCCTCTATTATTTCTAGTCACAATGCAATCCCTCCAAGGGGTTCATTATCAGCAATATCTGTAACACCAATATAAGAAGGATCAGCCCAAACAGTTACACCTTTTTCAAAAATACCTCTAATAATCTGTTTAAAACCCTCAGGCATGGTAGAAGAAATAATGTAAGTTTCAAGCAATTTCCAATAAGTAAATTTACTCATAACCATAAGACTATCAGGCATAAGACTAAATTTACGAACAGCATAGCCATATCTAAGCCAATATTCACCAACTACTTTAATAGCAGATGGATCAATAGTCTTAAAACGAAGGCTAAGTTTCAAACCAGTTGTAATAAGATTAAGAGTCTCACCACCAGCCTGACCACTAACGCTAGGCTGAGTAAGTCTAGCATCTTGAACCTTAGCATTAATACCTGCTACAGAGTTTTCGTAATCACCTCTTGCAGCCCAGTCAGCTAGACTTTTGTTAGTATCATTAACATAGCCAGCCTGAGTATTCTGAACAGTATTAGCTGACTTAGAAACTTGCTGAGTAATATTAGCAGCCCTAGTATTCTGATCCTGCTGATTACCTAGATTGATAGAACCCATAACTTCATTGCCAACAGCACCAGCAATACCCCCGAGACCAACAGTACCATTAGTAACACCAAGTCCAGCCTGAGCAGCAGAAGTAATAACGCCACCAATACCACTAACAGCTTGTTGCTGAGAAAGAAGAAGATTTTGTGCAGCAGCCTGGGCACCAACACCACTATTCTGAAGTTGATTAATATTTTTAGAAGCTTGAATTCCCTTATTATTTTGATCATAAGTTACTTCATTACCTCTAAGAGCTCTATTCTGTGCCCAATCAGCATTTTGATACTGAAAAGCAATACCATGAGCATTAGATGCAAGAAAAGCAATTCCCATATTATTTACAATAGCAAATGTGGGGAATGCACTAATAATTACAGCAGTATCAAGATACTCACCAGAATCATCACCACCAGGATCTTTACCAAAAGTAACACCATTAGTCTCTTCTGGATACCCACTAAAACCATCCTCTACATTACCAGTACCTTGCAAATCCTGAGTCTTAGAACCAGTAATTGCATTATACTTAAATGGATGAAAAGAAATGCGCTGATTAGGAGGAAGAGGAGTAAAACGCTCCATAATAGCAGCATTAGCATCATTCCAAGATTCAGGTTTAACAATAATAGGTTGACCGGTAAAAGTAGTAAGCTCAATAACCATATAAGGATATGTAAGAAGCTTTTTAAGACCACGATATCTTTCGGGAAAAGCATTCAGAATATAATCTGATTCTCTCCAATTAGGAAATGCCTGATAAAAAACAGGATTAGCTTTCATTCCATCAATACCGTCAAGCTTTTGCATACCCCAATAAGGTTCAGCAGGACTATCAGTAAATGAAACATCAACACCATAACGAGCGAGAGGAGGAATACCAGTAATAGATACAATACCCTGAGTAATCCAAGGCTTATCAGCAAAAGACTGCATAAACAAAGAAAATAGAGTAGGATTTTCCCAAACATAATAGGAAGCTCCACTAGGAACATTTTCCCAATCACTACCAGGTGCACTATAAAGATGAGGATCAGTAATACTACCAGGATCAGCTTCTAGATTGACTGTACTAACAACAAGAATATTCATCTTAGTACCCTCACTAGGACCCCATGAATTTCCTGTTTCCCAGGAATCATCAGTCATAATAACAGTACTAGTAGCATGAGCAATCTGATACTCTCCACCAATATCAAGACCCTCAGGAATTGCTAGATAATCTCTTCCAAAATTATCAAAGGCATTTTCATTAGCAATACCAATATGCCCGCGCTCAATATAACAATTACCAAACTGAAAATCAGTTCTAAAACTTTGAAAAATATCAAGTTGAATAGTAAGTTCGGTAGTATTAGGTGCAATATATTTAGCATCTAGAATAAAATAATAGTAAGACTTAAGAACATCACTACCAGGAACAGGTTGAAGAGGATTTTGAACCCTAAGATAATTAAACTTAAATGCCTTATTAAATGGAATATTGATACGGATAGGAACATTAAATTTAAGATATGAAATATTTTGAATCGCAATATTTTCAGATTCATTACTATCAATATATTCATCTAGAGTACGACCATGAGCGTCAGGAAATTCACAAACATCTCTATAATCGTTATTCCAAAGAACGTTTGTAAGAGTTACAATAGTACCCTCTGTCCAAACGGCATAATTAAAACCCTGCCCAAAGTCATATTCTTCATTAGCAGGATCAGTAATATACTTAGGCACTATTTACCCCTAGCAACAGAATCATAAATACGATTAGCAAAAGCAGGAAGAATAGAAATGACAATAGCCAGAAATGTAACAAGAGGAGTCACAATTTCTGGAAGAATATAACCAAAACTAACTATAATCATTTCTATTCCTAAAGGTGGGGCACCTATTGGATTAGGTGCCCCACCTATTATTTAGTTAAAGAGAAGGAACAACAATGTCAAGTGTAGTATCTGCGCCAACGGTAATCTCATAGCCACTAGCAGCAGTAGCAATAAGAGTTGCGTTATGAGCGTTAGCAACGTTCTCAACATCACCATTTGCAACAGCATATGTTGCAGAAGCAGCCTGACCATTACCCGTAAGGACAATAGTAGAACCGCCAGGTGTTGCACTAAGAGTCACATTGTTAGCATCAACGATAGTCTTAACATAGTAGGGAGTTGCAGCACTAATACCAGTAGTAGTAGTAATGGCACCAAGTGTAACAATATCATTAACACTCAGACCATGATCATCAATCTGAACCTTATTACCAGAAGCAGTAAGGGGAATAATGAGTCGCTCAAACTTCCAATCAATACCTTCCTGTGCAGGAATAGTAACGTGATAATAACCATCATCCCCATAAGTTGATTCATCAATTACAGGGAATTCAGGAGTTACCTCGAAGAGACCGTCATCATCAGTATCCAACTTCACCCCAGGGAAAGGCCAGAAACCAACAAGATCGCCAACAACATCAAAGGTAGCCGTACTAGTAATAGTGCCATCATCAACAGCAACGGTATTAATAGTAAGCTGAGTTGCAGCTTCATCAAGAGCAACAGTAAAGAATCCAGTCTGCCAAACGCGAGTACGGGTAGACTGTGCTCCTACAAGCACAAGACGAACAGCATCATTAGCTCCACCAGCAGGATCAGTAAGAGCATCAGCATGAATCTGGTAACTATCACCACGAATAACATCCGTCACAGTATCGCCACCAACATCAGTAAGAGTAGGAGCAGCAATAGACACAACCGGAGTATCATTAATAACAATAGGAGTAGATTCCTCAGTAGATGTAAAAAGAATCGCCGGAGCAAAACGACTAGCACTAATAACTTCCTGGTGATGCAGGAAGAAGTTAGTAACAAGTCCAACCGGGTTATTTACACTCTGAGTTTCGAGAAGGCTATCAGCAATAACAAAGAATTCCCGTGTAGTAAGCATAGCCTGGAATCCATCAATTCCAATATACTCAGCAGGGATGATTGTCTTACGACTAGCAAACTCAGCCTTATCAATATTAAAGGCGCCAGCAAGAGCTTCAACATCAATAGCAGCATTAGCCTCAGGAGTAATAATCAGTTCAAGATCCTCACGGTTAGCAGCCATGGGAAGGTGAGCAGGATTATAACGACGACTAAGGAAAGGAAGAGTATCTCCAAGTTCCCTCAGACGACGTAGAGCATACTGCGAATCAGCCTGAGTAGAACCATTAGCACTAACATCAGGAATGTTAACGTTAAAGAATCCGCCATAATCATGCCAAGTCTTAAGCAGACTAGCAGTAGCAAGAAATTCATCCCACTGATCACTAGTCTGGGGAGTAGACATAAGATTAGTAATAAACTGATCAAGACCATTCTCAGACATAAAAGCCTTGCGAAGCTCAACGCGATTAATGCTGAGCTTGTAGTAATCTTTACGATCAATAGAATGGTAGTTAACCTGAACCTCAGGACGCTCAACACCAAAGATATCTTCTTCAAGATACTCAGCATTAGGATTATACCGGTGAGCTTCAAGAAGACCATTCATAATCTCCTCAATAGTATCACCAGTCATAAGCATACCGCGCTTAAACTTAGCAAGAGGGTTGTTAAACGTATTGACATTACGATAAATCTGCAAACCAATAACGTTAACAAGAGAATAAATAAACTCATTCATTCCCGGAGTCCAACTAAGCAAATTATGAATAACATCATCAATATTTGCTTTATCAGCATTAGGGATACGATCCTGATAAGTACCACTACTCTCATTACGAACCGCATTGAGAATGTCATAGTTATTAGGATTCACCCAGGGGCGCAATTCCAATTCAGACAATTTATTTTATCCTTATGATGTGATTAAATAGATAAGATTATATCTACTTTTTGCTACCAAACAAGTCAGCAATAGTAATATTGTGACTCTTAGAATCATCATCATTATCGTCTTCGCCCACAACAGCATCACTAGGGACAGCTCTAAGCAGGTCGTAATTCGCAGACTTAAGTGACTTGATTTCATTAACTTTACTAGTAATCTCGTCATCTTTAGCAACGAGAGCACCGCTTAGATCATCAATTTTTGCATCAAAAATAGACTGATCTTCATTATATGCAGTAGAAAGCAGTTCCTTAACTTCCTCAGGAAGCTCAGCAGCACCATTCAGAATATCGTGAAACTTACCCATTATGCAACCTTTCAGAATATTATAGAGAAAGGGGCTAGCAATCTTCCGATTACTAGCCCCTCTTATCTCAACCGGAGCAGTCCACCACACAGAAACAGCGGCTTGCAACCCTATGCTATCACGGCCCGGAGCCAACCGGTGCATTGCCCTGACAGTCTTTTCCTGCTAGTGGTGCTCACATTACAGATGATATCAGAGTTTGAGCTTAAAGTCAATTTCTTTAAGAACAACTCCCCCAGGAACAACTTTAGGATTCATTTTCCCCTTTAGAATCTTTCCGTCAACAAGATCATCAAATGTCATATTAGCAGTAACAGCCTCAGGCAGTCCAGCAATATGTGTAACAATATCTCCTTCTTCAGTTTGCTCCATATAAGCTTTAGCTCTAATATAATGAGCAGCAGTAAACTTATACTCTAGCTTCCATGCACCAAGTTTTGTAGGGTGCACCTCAATCGACTCAGGAGGCTTATCTGTAAACAAATGAAGAGAATCTGTGTCAGCATATGCAAAACAATCATAATTATTCTGAGCAGCCCTAATAGTAAGATCACGCGCCCAGCTAGTAATAAAAACTCCAACAGCGGTATAAACAGGAGCCCTAGTTTCTTCTAGACCCCTAACAAGTTTAACCTTATTATCAATAAAACGTGGAATCTTACCTGTAACATTAGGATTACTAGCAAACTTACCATAAAGAGCATTCAAAAACAACTTAGCAAGCTCACGCTTAGCACCAGTAGATTCAGCTTTAATCTTAGACCACTTATTAATATACTCATCAAAAAGACCCTTAGTAGCATGGAATGCCCATCCACCACCATATTCAAGAATATCAATATCATAATGTTCCTGGTAAAGTTCCCAATCAACATTAGTAACCATAAGTGTAACAGGATCTTCAATATTAGTAAGATACTCAGTGGCACTAAAAATAGAATGACCTTTAATCTGAATGCAAGGAATATGATTCTTCTTAAGTTTAGCAGTAAATGTGACACTAAATATAGTAAGTGGTCTATTCTTAGTAGGTTTGCATTCACCACTAATATACATAGGTTCACCATAAGGAAGCATCCTATTAATCATAACACTAGGATAAAGACTATTAACATCAAGAACTAATCCACAACGTTTATGATAACCTTTAAACCTAGGATCACGATATGTAAATCCTCCCCTATATGCTCTACGAATTTCAGCATCCATTTCATACGAAAACGTAGGAAACATACGCTTAAACCAGTCAGCACCAACAATAGACTTATATTCATAAAGGGCATCACTACCACTAGTAAGACGCTTGTGATTCTCATCATAGAGAATCTTAAGAGCCTGTGCAACAATACTTACGTCTCTTCTTAAATAGTCTTCTTCCTCAGCAGTAATAGGTGTGATAGGACCGTTATGAGCATCATAATCTATTTCACCCTTACTAATCTCAAATCCCCAGGACTCAGCAATCCGTTTGACACTAAATGGTAGTTTCTTATATGAATCTCTAAATTCACAAACATTACCATTACCCCACTTAACACTTATGCTATAGAAATTACCCATATCATTAATAAGTGTTTTAAAAGTACCAGCACGCTTTACAAAGTCAGATTGAACTAAATGATAATCATTCCGAAGTAGATAATCAAGAAGGAATTGACCATCAAACTTAAGATTATGGAAATAGACAGTACAATTGTACTCCATAATACGATTAATAAAGCTATCAATATCAATACCGATTTCAACACTATCATAATCAGGCTTCTCTAATCCTACTAATCCCCATGCCCACACTCTGCAATCATTTTCATCAGTAGTAGTTTCAAAGTCAGCTACCATAGGAATTTTAGCTCTACGTTCTCCACTACGATGTTTAGTTACATTACCATTCTGTCTATTTACAATCTTTCTTACTAGTTTTGGATGGGAATTTGATAGTCCTGTAGCTGATAAGAAATTCTCTAGAGACATTACTTTTTCTTATTTTTTGAATTATTAAATGGTCTTTCATCTACTTGAAGTTTCTTAGCTTCACTAATAAATTCCTCTACGTCAGCTTTAATACTATCATATTCATCAGGATCAAGTCTATTTTTACTATCAATATTAGGTCCTCTCTTACCATTAGTACCGCCAATCTGAGAAAGTCTACCTGCAAAACCCCAATAATTAAAAAGTACATTAAACTGTCCATTAGATAAAGCAGCAACAGCACCCTTCAATTCACTAAGACCAGCATTATCAAGCATAGCATTAGTTTGTGATCTACCAGCAGCAATAGCTTTAGGAAGATAATTTTTATTGAGCCTCCCCTCAACCTGAGCTTGCAACTTCATAAGAGCATCAGCGCTCTTAATATTTTTAGGATCTCTATTAAACTTATTTAATGGCCTATGCTTAATCTCACCAGCAGCGCGCATATTCTCAGGAAGATAAATACTTTCAGCTTTACGAATAGTGACATTACGATAAGGGTCACGAATATCAGCAATGTCTTCAAAATTTGCATTAACTATACGATTGTACTTACGCTCAATTCTTTTATACTTAAGCCAATCCTGCTTTTTTATAAATCCACCAGAAGCATCAGGAATATATCCATTAGAGCGAGACATAAAGTTATTAAGATCACCAAGATACTTCATAAGCTGCTGCTGATTATACTTCTTAACAACACTAGGAGGCCGCCTAGGGTCTTCCTTAGTACCTTTAATATCAATACCAGTATTTAGAAAAATACGCCTTTCCTTAGCAGTAACAGCAGCACGACGCTTTCTAACTTGCTCCCTAAGATCATCAAGCCGAGACATGTTTAATCATTTCAGGAAAATTAATAGCAAGGAGAACTTCATCCCACCAGCTAGTAAAAGTAGCAACAATACCATAATCAATAACCATTTTATTTCTTAGAATAACATAAGCAACAACATGCCAATTACCACAATTAGGACATTTACCAATTACAAACTTCATTCTCGACCACTTCCAATCTTCTTAGCAGCTTGAGCAGAACTAATTTTAATAATAATAGATTGAAGAGAACCTCTAGTAATTAGATTAGCGGCATTTATAGCAATAATTTCATCTTCCTTAAGCCAAACAGGAAAAATGTCCGCAGGAGGAGGAACAGCTTTTCCACCCATTATTGACAACTTTCACAATTATTATCCAAAGCAGGATCAGAAGGAATATCATAAAAAGTACCATTACTGTTAAATACTGTATTCTCTGTAAAAACAGGTGATCCATCTTCATAAAGAACAGAAGCACCCTCTTCAAAGAAAGCTTTAGCAACACTAAATTTCTCAGTATTGATAGTCATCCCACCAACAGTTTTAATTACAATCTTAGGCATGATTAAATAACTCCGTTACATTATTAACAGGTTCAGCTTGAGGAATATTAGGAAAACACTGTTTCATAGCAGTTTCAATATGGAACCAAGCAAAACCCTGACCAGCACCATTACTAGCCCACCTAATACTTTTTCCACAATTCTTACAAGTTTCCATTACATATCCTTCAAATACTTTTCAAGCCTAGGTAAGATATCGTATGCATTAATCTTATCAGCTTTTAGACTTTCAATAATTAAAGCTAAAACTTGTTTACACTCACTTCTAATAAAATTGGGTGTAACATCTACAGTACTATTAGCAGCATTAACCAAATTAATTACGTTTTCGAGATTCCTATCTCCAGAAGCATAAGCTATAGCAACATACGTTGAATCATTATTAATTTTAAGAATGGCAGCATTAGTAGAAATCTTTTTTTCAACAATATATGTATCCATTTTCTTACTCCGATTAGATAGCGAAAGAGGGCGCCCACATCAGTAGGCGCCCTCAATCTGGTTAGTTTAAACGAACTTAATAGTAAAGTATGCGCGAGGGCGAATACCAGCCTTAACAACTTGAATAGGAATGGGTCCATCCCAATTACTACGATCACCAACAGTAGCATTCAGATTACGAATAGAAGTCAAAAGACCCTTAGACGTACCATGATAAGCCTTACCAGCATCACTAATCAGAGTAACACGGGGAGCAGTAACAACTTCCCCACTTTGACCATCAACAATATCAACAGCCTGAACGATATACTGATCAAGATTAAAAACTTCACCAAGAGCCTCGTCAAGAGGAGTTGAATCGTTAATAGCTTTTGCAAGAGCAAGCTTCTCAGCAAAAGTATTAGCAGTAACTGTAGAATAGAAATCAGAATCTACATTGTTAAGACCATGAATAGCCTGACGAACATCACTACCACCAGAAGCAGTAGCAGTAAAATCAACAGACGAATCAGGGGACTCTGCAACAGCAGAATCACTCTCAACAACAGCCGTACCATTAGCATCAGACATTATATTATTTCCTTAACTTTCTGTTTATGTGTGGATAGAAAAGGCGGGACTAGTTTCACCATTAACTAGTCCCGCCCTTTTATCTAGAAAATCTCTTCTGTTAATATTTTAAAGTATTCAGCATATTTTCTAGAATAGACGTTTTACTAACATTGCCCTGAGAAGCAGTTAGAGGGAGACTAAACCCGTTTTGTTAGCGTAGCATAAAGCGAGCTACGATACTATGCACGAAACCTACAGACAGTATTGTAGGATACCTACAAAGGGCGCTTTTGTAGGAAACCTACAAAGAGATTGTGGAATACAACACACGGTACAATGTTGTAGGAAACCTACAACGCCATTGTTGAATAGCTCTAAACCGTGGCGGCCCGCCCAC